ACACTGCATATATAACCGTCAGAACTTACGGGTGGTACACACGAAAGTACACACTAATTTTAAGTTACTGATATGAAGCAATTATTATTAACTATCGTGTTGGCTGTTTTAGTAGTAGCAGCTACAGCACAAGAAACTCGAAAAACGTTTTGCCAAATTGTTGGTACCGGGAAAGTATTAAGTGCTAAGATACGCGTTCAAATTGATTTCGGGCAAAAGCGTTCTTATTGGAACCAGTATAAAAACTTTATGGTAGATGAAACTGGTAAGAGAATAGAGTTTTATTCTATGGTAGACGCTATGAATTATTTAGCTAAATTTAGGTGGAAATTTGAGCAGGCGTATGCTGTTACCGTGGGGGGAGAAAATGTGTATCATTGGTTATTAAGTAAAGATATAGTTTCTGATGATGAAATACGCGAAGGTATTATAACACAGAAAGATTTTGAAGACATGGAGAAAGAGGCTTTAAAGGCACAGGAAAACAATACCCCCAATAATGATAGCATTTTAGATACCGAGGAAGCTATAAGAAAGCGATACGAATAGTAAAATATAAATTAACGCTCGCCTATTTTGGCGGGCATTTTTTGTTACGAAGTAACGAATCGTAGAGTCGATAAATTTTCTTTTATGATAAACTTTTATTAACGTTTTTTTTTTTTTGTTCAGATTTTAATACCGACATTTGCCCCTGTCAAAATCATGTTGCTAATGCAACCCGTAGAGCTTCGGTTATTAGCTCGAATAAAAAACGGGCTTTTTTTAATGCCTGACGATTGTCTACTTTAAAATATTAGGCGGTTGCCTTTCCCTTTAAATTATTACCCGCTCTTCGGACGGTTAGCAATGTGGTTTTGACGAACTGGGGAAACGGTAACCGCCTTTCTCTTTTTAAGTCAAAACCACATTATTATGAAAAAAGAATTTCAAACTGGTACAAGCTATGTACCTTCGTTCCGTACTGGTAGCACGGACGTAAACACGATCCAACATCGTTATTTTCAGGAACTGAAAAAAGATTGTTCCGTAAATTCGGCCTCTGACGCTTATTACTTATCTGCTATCGCCTGGTTCTGCCTTACTTTTATCTTCCCTCCGGCTGTTATCGGTGCGGCTGTTTGTGTGTATCGGGCAAAGAAACTACAGAAGAAAGGAGGCCGAAAATGACATCTTATTTTATAGAGCTTAACGAGTATAAGCCACAGAATCGAAAATGTGCTGAAATGGCAGAGTTTGCAAACCAGTTTGGTAGTACGCTTTGCCCTGATAAGATTTCCTTTGATGCTTTTAAAACTGAACTGGAAGCAAAGGTAAAGGAGTTGAACGAGAAATACCCTAAAACAATGCCGCTGAAAATATCTTCCAGTAGCGGGTTTATTCATATAGACCAGGACACTAAAACACATAATAACGGCTGTGACAAGCCTGTAGCCTATTTTTTTATTTACCGGGTTAAAAGAATATATAGGTTTTCAGAACGCCCCCAGATAGAACAGAAAGGAGGTACCAAATGAAATATACTGAATATCAGCAGGTGTTACTTACCCAATTACAAAACAATGATAAAAGGATTGAGGAAATAAAGAAAGAGCAGGAAGAAATACAGAATATGTTTCTACAGGAAAGTAAATTTAAACCGGGTGATCTGGTACAGGTTGATTATAAAATAAGCAATGCTACTTTTAAAGTTCGTGGCTGGATTTCCCGGATTACATTCTGGAAGAATTGCCCGTATTATCACCTGAATTTACCCAAGAAAGACGGTTCCCGCGGATTAAGGGTTAAAAGTATATGTGACGGGGTACTGGAAAATATAACAAGCATTTCACATATTAAATTAGAAGACTTAAAAGGAGGTGCCAAATGAATACAAATAATCCTGATATCCTATTTTTCGTTAGACGTGAATACGGTGCGCCTTCCATTGAATTAAGAGCATATAAGGTGGAGAAGGTAAACGAAGAATTTGCTTTCCTCGAACTTGAACGTTTACGGCTGGTTGTTTTTTCCGGTGATTTTCAGTCTGTATCACTTCATCACGAGTACGGTAAAAGCAACTGTTTGTATAATAGTGCTAATAATATACCGGATTTGATGAAAGACATGAAGAGGTGGCAGTTATCACCCATTGACAGGCGTAATTACGAACGGTTTAGAAAAGTCGCCCTCGGAATATACCGGCAGGCCGGAATAATTGATTTCACTACCTTAGAGACTACACCGATTAAAAACGTCTAAAGAAAGAATTATTATGAAAGATATAGAAGTAAACGGCGCACATATCACAGATGAAAGTGCCGAAATATTGAAGCAGTGGCAAGTTAAGACGGAAGCGGTTTCCGCTTGTTACATCGAAGTTATTGAGGACCTAATCGATTTTCTAATAGAGAAAGGAGATGAAAGTACACCAACAAATGAGGTGTTGAGAAGGATTCAATTATTACGTATGATGAAAAAAGACATCGAAAAGTTGTCTAATCCTTAATATTAATTTTAATATACCGGCTGAAAAGGCAGCCGTTGGGTTTAAGTCCCAGGTTAGGGTTTGTTTGTGCCGGGGTGGTTCCCGGCACTCTTTTTTATGTCCTTTTCGTCGGTGTCCGTTCTTCCCACCTTTGCAGTAACCAATTATTCAAGTTATGAAAATAGGAACAGACAAATGGAAGCATTTCGGAATTAATTACGCTATATGTGCCCTGTTGGGTGATTATGGTGTTCCCTTTGCCCTGGGTGTTTCACTGGGTAAAGAATACGGGGATGAAATGTCCCCCTGTAATAAATGGGACTGGAAGGATATTCTGGCAGACCTGGCCGGGATCGTGGCGGGTTATTTGACGCATGTATGTATCTTCCGGATTATAATGTAAAATTTTCAACTCTATCAATATGACGGAAACGATAATTACAGCGATTATTACGGCTCTTTGTACGGGTGGCCTGACCTGGTTATTCACCCTCCGATATACCCGTAAACAGGCGGAAGCTGACGCCATGAAGTCAGTACAGGAGGTTTACCAGGAACTGATCGAAGACATGAAGAATGACCGTAAAGAATTGAAACAGCGGATCGACGATGTAGAGAACCAGTACCGGGAACTCCAGCAGAAATGTAACGAAATGGAAAAGGATATCAGGCAGAACGCCCGTGTAATGGATATTATGAAGCCATTCCTTTGCGGGGTGAAAAATTGCCTGAACCGTAAATCAATCACTTTTGATACTACTAATAATTAACGACTTAATAAACATGAAACATGGAATCATACACTTATTTATTTTTATTTGTTTTGCAGCTTGTTTTTACGGTTGTCGTTCTCCTCGCTCTGCTACACGAAAAACGGTTACAGAAGCAACTGGAGAAGAAAAACAAACAACTACTGACGGAGTTATCGAACTTGCGCGAAGAGATTCAAGCAATGACAAACACACACTTCACGTTCACCGGGAGGATAGCACGCATATCCGAATCAACTATGACAGCCTTGGCCGAATTAAAGAAATTGATTTCAGCAACCGAAAAACTGAAAAAAGAACTGGAAAGAATCAAAGCAGCTCCTTCCAGGAACATAAAGAAACTACCAGTCAGCAGGAAACAACCGTTACCCGTAAATCCGACGTTAGGCAGCAAAGCCAGGAAAAAGAAAAGGTTACAAACGGGTGTAGCTTATGGACGTTCCTAAAATTCATGTTTTTCTTTTTATCCTTCTGCCTGGTACATGATAACTGGGGCAAGATTAAAAATTTTATCCGCCGGCTATGGAAAAAATAAACCTTTATGTAGCGGTAGAACAGATGAAGCGGATTACCATTTCCGGAGGAACCTTTTCTATTAAATTCCGGAAATGGAACCGGCAGACACGGGACGGCGGCGACATGGTGATACTCACGGCCGCCCGTTTGAGGAAAAAGGCAACGGATGAAAGCATCGAAAATTCAAGCTATAAACTATTTCTGACGGACACCACAACGGGCCGGCCGCTGAATTGCTGGGAATGTCTGGTAATGGAGTTCAACGGGAAAAGAATAACGATTTAAGAGTATGGAAATAAGACGAAGCGGCAACTTTGGAATTATAGATACCGGCAGTGATAAGGGGCTGATCTCCTTTTCTATCGGTGGCCGTGGTAAAGGTTGGGAGCCCTCCAGCATCCAGTTAAACCGGCGGGGTGCCTTTTTTTCACGTAAGATCAGCGTAAACGGTACCTTTATCGTTCCCATGGGTGACAATAACGACATGCCGGGCGAGGTCATGCGCTTACTGGATAAATTCTACGCCGGTGAAGGCATTATGGGCAAAATAGCCGGTTTGCAGTGGGGAGAAGGCCCGCGGCTGTATGAGGATGCGATCGACGAAGAGAATAACCGTTTTTACCGGCGTTGGAAACTCGATCCGGAAATAACCGCCGACCTGGAGTCATGGGATTACACGACGGTTCTTCACCGTTCACTCGTAGACCTGACACACATGCAGGGCTTTTTTATAAAGTTTGTCCGGAACCGTGCGCCGCGTGTGGGCAATCCCGGGCGTTTGGTACGGCTGGAACACATTCCCTACCAGAAAGCCCGCCTGGTATATCCGCCCGACGGTGAGGATGAACCGCAGGAAGTACTTGTGGGCGACTTTCCTTATCCTGATCCGGCTTATACTTACCGTTACCCGGTCTTTGATCCGGCCCACCCGTTCAAATATCCGGTTTCCGTGAAGTACTATAATATCTATTCCTTTTGCAAGGATTTCATGAGTACACCGCGTTTTCTGGGTGCGCTTGACTGGCTGGAACTCGCCGGCGGTCTGGCCGCTATCCTTATCGCCTATAACGAGAACGCCTCGGCTATTTCCCTACACATCGAATCGCCGCAGTCTTACTGGGACCGTGCGGAAGCGCGTATTAAACAGGTTTGCGAGCGTACGGGCGAGAAATACACGGCCCAAATGCTGGAAGATTTCAAGGACGAAGCTATGGAGAAATTCGCCTCCAACATTACCGGAAGGCAGAACGCCGGGAAATACATGCACACGACCAAATTCTGGAATCCGGAAGCGAATAACTTTGAGGGCTGGACGGTTGAGCCGCTGGATAAGAAGATAAAGGATTATGTGGACGCCCAAATTAAGATATCCAACAAGGCGGACGCAGCCGCCACTTCCGGCTTCGGTCTTGATCCGGTACTTTCAAATCTGATTATAGAAAACAAACTTTCTTCCGGATCGGAGAAATTATACAGCCTGAAAGTGTACAACGCTTCCGAAACGGCGATTCCGGACATGATCCTTTGTAAGCCGTTACAGCAGTATATTAATGCCAATTTTCCGGGTACTACTACGAAAGTGGGGCTTTATCGTACCATAGTGGAAGCGGAACAGAACGTTTCACCCTCTAACCGTATGAAAGAAAATGCGTAGTCTGTTTTTTACACCGAAAACGGAAGATGTGCCGGAAGAACCGATAAGCGACCGGCAACCGGAAGAGGACCGGGCCGATAACATCCCGGACAAGCATATAAAGGCCCGCCGGACGAAAAACGTTCATTTTGACCGGCGGATAAAATCGGAGCTGCACCTGGAAGAGTGCTTGCCCTGGCATTTTGAGAAAGGGGCGGCTTATCACTGTATCAGTCATGGGGACGTTGATAGTCTTACTTATCTTCGTGTGATCGTGAAGCAACAACCGGTGGAATATGTTCTAATTTCTACCTGGTGTATGGCAATTACCGATGTTAAGGAGGTGGAGAAATGGCTGGAGAGAAAAGATATAGGGCACGCGGATTTTTATGTAGGTGAAATCTTTCAAGGTTCCTACGCGGATGTTTATTTATACCTAAAGAACGTGGCGGAACGTTTCGGATCGCGTGTCTGTATCTTCCGTAATCACTCTAAAGTAATGGCCGGTTTTGGTAACGCTTTTGATTTTGTAATAGAAAGCTCGGCCAATATAAACACCAATCCGCGAACGGAGCAGACCTGTATAACGATAGATACCGGGCTGGCCCGCTTTTATAAAGAGTTCTACGATGAAATAAACAATTTCACGAAAGATTTTGATAATTGGAAACCATATACTCTAAAAAGAGATCAAGCAAATGACGAAGTTATTTAATAAAAGCGGTGACGGGGCCGGTGAAATAGTCCGTGTCCTGGGCCTGATCGATAATGATCTTGATTTTACCAAGTGGGAACCTATCTTACCGCTGGGGATTCGGGATTTACAGGCTATCATCGGGGCGGAACCTATAGACGCGGTAGATAAGTATTACCGTGAAGATCATGCGGACGGCACGGAATCGGACGGCATGGCGGAAACTTTGCGGCTGATGCAGCAGGCGGTGGCGATGTTTACCTGGTTAAAGGTTATTCCCACTTTGGACGCACAACACGGAACGGCCGGACGTGGCAAACATCTTGGGGAGAATGAAACGGGCATGACCGCCTTACAGGAGTTCAAGGATGAAGAGAATATCCGGAACCTGGCTTATGAAGCCGTAGACGCGTTGGTGGAGCTGCTGGATCGCGAAAAGTTTGATTTCTGGATGAACGGCATTAAGAAAAAGGCTATAAACCGGCTTCTTATTCAGAATAAGGAAACGTTCGATGAATATTATAATATCGGAAGTCACCGGCTTTTCCTGGTGCTTATTCCTATGATCCGGGAAGTCCAGGACGGGCAGATAATACCTGTTATCACCCGGAACCGTTATAATAAACTGATTGAAGGCGATACCGTTTTAACGGAGAAATTGCTGGAGTATGTACGCCGTCCGCTTGCACTTCTTACCATAAAAAAGGCCGTTGAACGTTTACCGGTGGAAGTTCTGCCTAGTGGAATCGTACAGGTACAGCAGAGCACAACCGTACGGGATAAATTGCGGGCGGAAAAAGAGGCCCGGCAATCGGTTGCTAACAGTCTGGAGCAGGACGCGGCGGCTTACCTGGATGTATTGCAGGATATCATCCGTGAACTGGATGCAGAATCGGAAACGGTGGATTATTATGTACCGGGCGTTACCGTACAATCTAAGGGAATAACTTTTTAATGTCCGGACATGGAGAAGTTTACATATAATAGTAAGACGGTGGAGGTTCCTTCCTGCCTGGATGAAGTCAGCAGTGATCAGTACCGGCAGTTTCTTATATTGGCGGTACTAATGAACCGCGGTACGATCAGCCCCGGACAGTTCCGCGTAAAATGGCTTTCTTTTCTTCTGGGCATGAAAGCGGATTACACCATGTACCGGCGTGAGATCATCCGGGAGCTGGACGGCCAGTTGGAAAAGCTGGACGGCTTTTTCTCTTATACGACCGGTAAGGAGGGCGAGCGGATCGTTACGCCCATTCTGAAAACCGGGCGTAACCTGATGCAGGATTTCGGGGACTGGCATGGTGTCGGTGACATGTTGAACGGTCTTACTTTCGGTAACTTTTGTGATTGCCTGGATTTGTTGCAGCAAAGCAAACAGGCGGTGGCGGAAAAGGACGATCCGGCTATAAATGAAATCTTCCAGGATATCACGTTAAAGCTTTACCGGTACAAGGACCTGGAGAAGACGCCGGCCGTTCCTTCCTTGCTTGCCATTCATGCGGTAAATCTCTTTTCCGCCGTTTGGGAAATGGTTCTTTCCGGACCGGTTTATATTGGTGGTGAAGCTATCGACTTCCGGATATTGTTTCAGAAGCTGGCATCCGAGGACCGGAAGGCGGACGATAAAACCGGCTGGACCGGAATAGTCTTTGAAGTGGCGGCTTCCGGTGTGTTCGGTAATAAGAAGGAGGTGGACGATACGCCCTTCTGGGACGTATTGCTTTATCTGTATAAATGTAAGTTTGAGTATTTGCACCAAAAACGTAACAAAAAATGAGAACGACAACAGGAACAAAAAACAAGATCAAGAAATTCGAGGGGTTACGCCTGAAAGCGTATGTATGTGCCGCGGGAGTATGTACGATCGGTTACGGTCATACGACCGGTGTAAAACCGGGTGATGTTATAACCGAGGCCCAGGCCGACACTTTCTTTGAATCGGATATCAGGACGGTAGAAAACCAGGTGAACGCGCTTCCCCTTCATTTGGGACAGTACCAGTTTGACGCGGTAGTAAGCTTTTGCTTCAATGTCGGTATCGGAAAATTCAAGAAATCAACGCTTTATAAGAAAATCAGAGCGGATGCGTATGATTCATCCATACCGGCAGAGTTTAAAAAGTGGATATACGGGGGCGGTAAGATTCTTCCGGGGCTTGTTACCCGCCGTGAATGGGAAGCGAAACGTTATCAGGGATTGACGATATGATAAATATAAAGGTTTACCGTGAATACTGGGAAGGCGTGCAAAAACGTATTCCTGAAATAAAGAAGGTGCTGCCCGTTACCATTGACGAGGAAATGAGTAAGACGATACAAGGACTATCTAAAGGAGAATGTCCGGTGCTCTTTATTCTGATCCCGTCGGGAACGGGTGCCAGCCTTTCGGCTGATAATGTGAGGGAAAACAATTTATGTGTTATTTTCCTTATGAGCAAGTACGATCCCCAACGTAAAGGAGCTTATGAGACTATCGAAGAGGTGCAGCCGGTTATGGAGCGTATCAAACAAATGCTGATAGAAGATTCTGCCACCGGTTGCCCTGTTACTAAGGAACTGGATTTAACCAGTCTTTCCACTCTTCCGGAATCCGGCTTTTACCGGACGTTTGCAGGGTGGAGCCTGGCTTTTTCATTTAAAACAAGATGATAATGGATGCTTCTGCGTGGTTTTGGTTAGCTGTCATAGCAGGTATTATTACAATAGGTGTAAATGATGCGCTATGCACCTATTGGAAATATAAATATACCTCAAACAAGAAAAATGAAACTGTTAAGAACGAATCCGGGAAAAGGCACATTATTTCCGGATTTTCAAAAAATGAATAACTGAATGGCCGAGAATTTTAAAACGGATTTCTTTACCGATCGGATCGGGCGTGGAATACAGGACATATTTCAGGCCCAACTGGATATCGCTACCAAGCGGATTTACCAGAAAGGCCGTGAACGTAAGAAAGTACAAGGAACCGGGGAAATCATACAAGGGCGATCCGGTGCATTAATGGCCGCACTACAGAATCCGAATTATTCGGTCATTCCGGACGGCGAAGGGGTAATCGCTCGTTCTAACCTTCCATTATATACCCGCTTCCTGGATATGAAGGAACACGGTAATTACCAGATTTATAACCGGCAGATATACGGGATTCTGTATCATGATACACTTGGAAAGGTTAAATATGAATATCAGGATTATATAAGGGAAAGGGTAAAAGAAATGTTTGCCAGTTCGCTAAAATAGGTAATAAAATTAATACCTAAATATTTGCAGGTAATGATTTTATTACCTATCTTTGTATCAGTAACCAATAAAACAAAGTTTATGCCTGAAATTTGTAGATTCTTCGGTATTATTATATTCCTCTATTGGAAAGATCATAATCCGCCGCATATTCATTTTACTTATGCTGATTATGAATGTTCTATTAGCGTATTGGACCGGATTGTGGACGGTCAGGCTCCAGCTAAAGTTATCGCAAAGGTTAATGAATGGATTAATTTGCATGAAGCAGAAATACTTTCTCTCTGGGAGAAGGCCCAAAAAGGGGAAAAAATAGATAAAATAGAACCTTTAAAATAAACAGCTTATGTTACGAGTTATAGATGTGGATTATATTAGGAATTACGAGCTTCTTGTTACTTTCAGTGACGGGAATAAAAAGATCGTGAATTTGGAACCTTATCTTACAGGTGAGGTTTTCGGGGAATTATTGGATAAGGAAAAATTTGTTCAATATGGTTTAACCCGTGCCACTATTGAATGGGCCAACGGTGCAGACCTTGCACCGGAGTTTTTATACGAAATTGGTATAGCTGCATAATTTTGGACCTTATGGATGATTGTTTGGCTATTCAAGATAAGAAGGAAGAAACTTTCTTATATCGGATTTTTATTTCTCACCCGGAATTAAATGCTTCTGCGGTGGCTCGACGTATGGGAATAAGTCAAAGCCTTATGTCTCAATACATAAGTGGAATAAAAAAGCCCTCACAAGAAAGGGAGGCCCTAATAGTAAATACTATTAAAGATATCGGTAAGGAACTAATGATGATTGTATGACATACGAAGATATTTTATTTCTGATCGGCTTTTTCCTGGTAATAGCTTTTTTCGTTGGATGTAAGCATAAACCGACTACTTTATTCGGGTGGCTTGCTTTTGCCTTTCTTTCCTTTATCGTGACGCCTCTTATATCAGTACCTTTAACCTGGTACGTTTGCCGGATGCTCGATCGGGTAACAATTAAGGATAAAGGATATTTTGATCCTTCGGATTTTACATTTAAGAGATAAAGTACTTTCTTCTTAGTATAATAAGCCTGTAGAATGGTTCTACGGGCTTTTTTTATGTCCTTTTCCGCCACTTTATACCAGGATAATTTTGCCTTATAAAATTTACTCTTATGGCAAAATTAAAACCTGACTATATCGAATGGGTGTTAACCCTGAACGCCTCCGATGCGCAAAAGGAAATACATAATCTTTCAGAAAAGAACAAGGAGCTCCGGGATAGCAATAAGGAGATAAAAAAATCTATGACCGAACTTATCGCCACCGGGAAAGCTGGCGGTAAACAATGGAAAAGGCTTGATAATCAACTGAAAGAAAATAATAAGACGATCGGCGAGAATAACAAGAAGATTGCCGAATGTGAGAAACGGCTGGATAAAACCACCATGAGTGCCAACCAGCTGGCAAGGAAGGCAAACGCCTTGCGGAAAGAGCTTCGCGATACGGTGAAATCCTTGCAACCGGAAAAGTATGCCACCCTGGAGAAGGAACTGAAAGAAGTTGAAAAAGCGTACGGGCAGGCCACGAAAAAGGCGGAAGGTTTCGGCGGTTCCCTTCTTTCCCTGAATAAGATAAAAACGGTTCTGGCCGGTGTATTTGTCACTATCGGCGCAATGATAACCGGGCAGATTGTCGGGGGGCTAAGGGATGCGATCAGTACTATTATAGAGTTTGAGAAGAAAAATAGTACTTTGGCGGCTATCCTTGGAACCACGAAAAAGAGTATCAAAGATTTAACGGATGAAGCACGCCGGCTGGGTGCCACTACTTCTTATACGGCTGCACAGGTAACGGAACTTCAGATAGAGCTTGCCAAGCTGGGATTTTTCAAAGAGGATATTAAAGCGATGACGCCTTCCGTGCTGAAATTCGCTAAGGCGGTGGACACGGATCTTGCCTCGGCTGCTACGCTTGCCGGTGCAACATTGCGTATTTTCAACCTTGATGCGGAAGATACGGAACGGGCTGTTTCTACTATGACTATGGGATGTAACGCATCCGCTTTAAGCTTCGAGTACTTAAATACGGCAATGTCTATTGTTGGGCCGGTTGCTAATTCTTTCGGATTCACGATCGAGGAAACGACCGCCCTTTTGGGGGCTTTGGCAAACAGCGGTTTCGACGCTTCATCGGCAGCGACGGCAACACGTAATATTTTGCTTAACTTGGCTGACGGTAGCGGTAAACTTGCACTTGCCCTTGGTGGTCCTGTAGATAACTTAGAAGACCTTGTAAAGGGGCTGAAAAAGCTGAACAGTGAAGGAATAGACCTTAATAAGGCACTGGATTTAACGGATAAACGTTCGGTTGCCGCATTTAATACCTTTTTAAATGGTACTGATACCGTTTTAAATCTCCGTGATGCAGTAACAGGAGCCGAAGAGGGATTTAATGCCATGGCGGAAGAAATGGGTGATAATGTACAAGGTTCCCTCAATACATTAAGTTCAACTATCGAAGGGGTAGTTTTACGTTTCTATGAATCAAAGGGTATTCTTCGGGATTTAATAGACCTTGTTACGCTTATGGTGGAAGGTGTGGGAGGTATGATTGACATGTTTAATAAATGGGGTGTTGTCACTTATACCGTTACCGCCTATTTGGTTTCTTATTATGGAGGACTGAAAATCGCTACCATGTGGCACGCCCGTTTTAAAACGGCGACCCTTGCTTCGGTCGTTGCAGAGAAAGCGCACGCAGTACAGCTTTATATCAGCCGGGCGGCTACTCTGACTTATGCAGCAGCCCAGGCACTATTACACAAGAATACTACCAGATGTACCGCTGCCCTTCGGTTAATGAGGATCGAACTTTTGAAGAATCCATATACGGCCCTGCTCGCATTACTCGTGGCAGCCGGGGTGGCTATTTACCAGCTTGCAAAGAAGACGAAACAGGCTTCGGCAGCAATGAAGGCCCACCAGGAAGTTGTAAAGAAAGTGAATGAAGAGTATTCCAGCCAGGAGGCAAAAATAAAAACTCTTGTAGCTGCTATCAATGACGAAAATCTTTCCAACTACACCCGTAAGCAAAGGCTCGCTGAATTAAAAGAACTGATACCGGATTATAATGCGGAATTGAATGAAGAAGGCAGGCTCATTAATAACAATAAAGAGGCTATAGATCAATATTTGGTTTCCTTGGAAAAACAAATTAAGTTGAAGGCTTACCAGGAGGAACTGGAAGAATTGTACAGGAAAAAAAGGAACCTTGAAAGCCAGGAAGCAGAACAAAGCGACGCTTACTGGGACACTCGCCAGCAAAATACACTGTCAGGATATAACCGGAACAGCCTTACCGCTAAAATAAGCCGTTTATTTGGTACGGAAAAAGAGGCTAACCAGTTAAAAGCCCTACAGACAACACAGAAGGATTTGGCCGGTATAGAATCAGCTATCGCCCAGATCAATAATGATATATTAAAAACAGAGGCGACGGCCACTTCATTAACCGGGACCAATAAAGAAAATATAAATACTGAAACATCCCTCATAAAGAAACTGGAGGCGGAAAAGAAAAAGGTTCAGGAACAATGGACAGAAGACAGCGAAGCGAATATCGCCAAGAAGAACAAGGAAATAGAACGTATCGACACCGAAATAAAACGTTTGAATGAATTAGGTAAAGTCAAAAAGAAAGCGGAAGCCGGGGAGTATAAAAATACGGAAACGGACGCTACATTAAAACCTCTGGAGATCGAGCACGAAAAACGTATGCTTCTTATCAAACAGAACCGGGAGAAGGAAAATAAGACGGAAGCCCAGTACATTCTCGAAGGGACAGCGGAAAATCTTCGCTATTACCGGGAACGTATCAACGCACTCCAGAAGCTGGAAGCAAAGACCCCGGCCAAAAAGAAGAAGTTACTCGATGAAATCCATAAGCTCGAAACGGAAGCCCAGGCTGCTATTTTTACGGAAACTGGTAAGCAGGAAGACGCCCGTATAAAACAGGTACAGGAGAAACGGGACGAACGGATAAAGATTGAAACCGCCTATTACAATGTCCAGAAGGACACTATGGAAAAAGCGGTATTAAACCAGAGTATAACGCAGGAAGCAGCCGACGCCTATATGCTGGAAGTTGAACAGGCACATACGGCGGAACTTCTGGAGATAAACCGTACCTATCTGGATGATGTAAACGCCCTGGAGATCACCAGCAGACAAAAGCGTATAGATACCGTTACGGAAGCGGCCGACGCCGTACGTGAAACCGAGATGCAACTATTACGTGACCGAGCGGCCATTGCTCAAAAAGTACGTGAAATAACTTCCGTTCCGGTAGGAATAACCGGTATGCAGGAAATACACCGGAAGCAGGTTCAGGATGTAGAAACGACTTATAATGCTATAATTGAGATAGCGAGACAGGCGGGAATTTCTACCGTTGGTTTGGAGAAACAGAAACAGCAGGAAATTAGCCAGCTTGAATTTGAATACCAGAATAGTTTATACCAGATTCAATCCCAGATCGGTGTATCATGGGCGCAGGAATACCAGAATGAACTGGCCCTGTTAAAGAATCTGCACGATCAGGAATTAATAGACGAAAAGACATACCAGCGTAAAAAACTGCAAATGCAGATGAATAACGCTAAAAAATACTTTGACTATTATTCCGGCCTTTCCTCTTCCATGGTGGAAGCTATTCAGCAGGCCGAAATCGACCAGGTGGAAGCAAAATACGATGTTCTCATACAAGAAGCCGAAAACAACGGGGAAGATACTGCCGCTCTGGAAGAAGAGAAGGAAAATAAGAAACTGGAGATTCAAAAGAAGTATGCGGATGTAAACTTTGCTATCAAGTGTTCCCAGATCATAGCAGATACAGCCGTTTCGATTATGAAGGCGTACGCGGACTTAGGACCGATCACCGGAACCGTTGCTGCAGCAATGCTTGCGGCTACTGGTGTGGCCCAGCTTGCATCGGCCAAAGCAGAACGGGACAGAATTAAAAACATGTCCCTGAAAAACACTACCGGCAGCAAGACCGCCACGGCCGAACGTGTTGTTTCCGGTTCTTCCAGTGGTGGATATTCGGAAGGTGGTTACACCGGTCCGGGTGGACGCTATGAAGTGGCCGGCGTAGTTCATAAGGGGGAATATGTGGTACCACAGCCGGAAATGAATAATCCTAAAGTAATCGACGCTGTTAGCACTATCGAAGCGATCAGGCGGCAGCGTACCAATGCGAACCCGTTGCCACAGAATCCGGGTGAATATGCGGAAGGCGGTTACGTTACCTCTTCTGCGGGGGATTCTTCCTACCGGGAGTTCCTGGAAGCGGCAAAGGAACTTCGCGCCTCCTGTGAGGC